GGTAGCTGTTGTTGGAAATTTATATTGCAAGGCTTCTGTGAACTGAGACTCTGCCGAGTTGTTTTTGTTGTACAATATACCGTAGCAGCCTTCGTATTTACCAAACAAAATCAGTCCGCTGGCAAACTGAAGATTGCTTTTGTCAGACGATCTGGTCAGTGCCATCGTGTCCTCCAAAAGGTTTCCTCCCACATAGTCATAATCGTTTTGCGATAGCGTCCAGCCGTTGTAAGTATCACCTTCTTCTACCATCGGACGGCAAATCCACGCATTAATCTGTCCTGCGATGACATTACATGCTTCCCAAAAGTTGAATGCAATATAATCGTATTCCGCATCTGTTGTATCTACAACCGTTGTAAACAATTCCCATTCATTGACCTTTTTAACAGTATGCTCATTTGGTGAAAGATACTTTGCTTGTCCTTTTCTTGTTGCATTTTCTTGCTTATCAGTATAGATAGCGTCAAGATAGAACTCTCCGTTAATATCATTGGTCTTATAAAAGCATGACATTGTGTATTTTTTACCCTTTTCTATCTTGATGCTTCTTCCTCCTTGTGAGCCGTCCCAATATGCGCCCACATAATGCGGATTTCCTGCTTCTGTCGCGTCAATGACATGAATACAATTCGTACCTTGATAGCCCGAATTTATTTCGATTCTTGCGTCATTGGATATAGTACAGTTATTATCCTCACGCAAAAACGCGCTCCCCACGAGAAGGTTTCTTCTTCCAATAGACTTTTCACTCACCGAGAGTGAGATTTCTCTTGCCGCCTGCGTAATTCTTGATTCTGCGTCCGCTAAATCTTTATTAAATTTGTTCGAAATCTCTGTAAACTTAGATTCGTACTGCTTGTTGTTAAGTGTCATCCTGCCTGTAAAAGCCGAAACGTTCACAGCAAACTTGGCTGTGGCTGTGTAGGTCACACCGTCTACAGCAAACTCTACGTCAAACGAGCCGTTGGTGCAAGATACATCCATCGTGTCAGTACCGAGGGTTACTTTCTGCACCGTGATAGCGGATATGTAGAAACTGCTGGTGTTGTTCAGTCTCGATGCGACGCAGTTCACCATGTTCTTCACGCCTTTTATCGTGAAGTTCGTCAGCTCCTCGTTGCCTCTCAGTACTCTTAGCGTTGTTGCCTTGCCTGTCCCTACATTGATGGCCTTTCCGCTATCGTCCGTGTCGTACGTAAGAATGTCGGGTGTAAGCGTCCATGTGATACCATCCTTGCCAGGCTTGCCCTGCGCACCGTCCTTACCATCCTTTATCGCCGCTATCGTTATCTGGCCCCTCGCCAATAATACTGCCATACTCTTTCATTTTTTTAATTAATAAAAAATAAGGGTGAGGTGCCCTTATTTAGACACCTCACAAGTAAACGTGCCTCTCACTGCCACGTCAGCGTTGGCCACCGTGACGTAAGGCTTGTTCGAAGCATTCACCGCACTTGATGTACCGTTCCAGTTCGTGGCTACACCGCTGGCATTGTACTTCGTCCATTTGTAGATGTAGTTCGAGGCATGGTTGCTGTCTGCCTTCACCGCTGCACCATCCTCCACTACCTTGCCGTCTTTCCAGAGTCGGGCGTAAAGCTCCGTCGACTGCGCACCGTTCACTATCTTGTCGCCGGTCAGCGAATACACCTCCACCACGTACGGGTCGCTCGCATCGAAGAACGTGATGATAGCGCTGGCGGAATCAGCACCGTCCTTCACCGTACAGCGGAAAGTCTGGAAGTTAAGCACGTCGTTGGCGCTCACGTTCAGAGTGCTCACGCCGCCCGAAGTGCTCACGTTGCCCGAAGCCACGGCGTCCCATGTTCCTGCACTGATATTCAGCACCTCCCAAGTCATTGATGTCATGGTGGTGTCCTGCACGTTGCCACGGAAGAACTTGGCTATAGCACGCAGCTTCTTGCTGTTGTTGGTCGAGTCGAACGTATTGCCGTCGGGGGTCTCAATCTGCACCGTCTGAAGCGCACCGCCACTCTTGGCCAGCGAAATGGTCTTGTAGCCGATACACGTAGTCGTAGCCTTTGTCTCCGGGTCTGTGTATTTGCACGACCACTCGATGTTCTTCACGCTGCCGTTCTTGTCGATGTTGCTGGCGAGGTTAAGCTGATACGGCTTGCCGCTCACAGGAGTGGCAGCCACACCGTCCACCTTCCACGACCATCCCGTACAAGCCGAGGTCGGAGCCTGGTCTGTAGCACTGCCCGTCACGTACACACGGGCTGTTATCACGTTTGGTTCACTCGACGAGTAGTTCGGAGTGTACACACCCGTGTCGGGGGTGTAGATCTGAGTCTCGCCCTTAGAGCATTGTGTGAAACACTGCACGGCCTTGCCGTCATTGAGGTCAACGATAGTAATCTGACCATTAGCTAATACTTTTGCCATAATCGTTTGTTTGTTTTTATATTATTATATGTTACTATTAATAGTCTCTGTATCTGATACGCACACACTACATCCGAATTGTGCTTGTCTGTCTACGTCGTCACGTGTGATAAGACAGTTCCGGCCAATCCCCTCATGCAGCGTGTTCCATACAGCATCATCTTCGGCATCAGCCGATTGTCGCCACCACGACCATGAGCTGTTGCTCACTGTGTCGCTTATGTCCTCGCCATTGCGTAGCAGCGTTGCCTTCAGCGTCATTTCGCCCGAACCGTTAATCATCACCGTGCCCGTATCGCTCGTTATCATTATCTGATAAGCCACACCGTCCTCGCCCTTCTCGCCCTTCTGTGCACTCATCACAAGCTGCCAGTCTGCGTTTCCGGCCATAGGCTCACTCGTGCTGCCCTCGGCGTTGGTACACAGCCACACGCCGTTGCCGTGGCTTACCTGGTCATAATAGCCGTAGCTCACGCCCTTCTGCCACTCGCCTCTGTAGTTCACCATATGCATAGCATCACCGCTCGGAGATATCCACTCGATAGAGGAACTGACTATCTTAGAACCGTCTGGCGAAAACACGAATACCTCCTTGCCCTCGTGGGTATATGAGTTTACGCCTCGCAGTCCTACTATGCGAGGTGTACCATTGCCTGTACTCTCAAGCATCAATACTCCTTGGCGTGTTGCATCCTCACTGGCACCATCGAGCACGATGGTGTCGCCAGCTGCAGGCGTATCGCTGCCCGTCATGCAGTCAGTAGCCGACAATGTCACCCAGTCAAACAGTCTACCACCATACAGCGCCGTACCGTCTTTAGCCATGACTGCAACAGACTGAGTACTCACCTCTTTCACCAGTCGCCAGTAGCTCTTATTGCTCACACCTTCGTGTTTCCCTTCGAGGATATTGAAGCTCTGGCAACGTGCCTGATCCTTCACGCGCCATAGGTTTTGTGTCGCCGTACTGCCATCATCGGCAAGGAGATAACACTTCCAGCCAGTCACAGCACCCGATGCAGAGCGTTGCTCTTCGACGTGCACTATCTTACTGCCTGCGCCCGATAGATATATATTTCCTCCTGCATAGGATAGCTTACGTATCTCGAGTTCATGGAACAAAGCCTTGCCCAAGACTTCCAGATCCTGCACCGTTACCTTGCCAGTAGCCAAGATGTCACCTAAGCATTTAAGACCTTTATTGAATGTGATAAGCCCGTCTGCCGTGTCATCATGTTCTCGAGAGAGGTAACGTTTTCCTTCCACTTCTATGAAATGGAGCAACTCAAGCAACGCTTGGCCTATGCGCTCAGCAGTGTTGGCAGCCTTGCGACGCTCGTCGCGAATCTGCTCAAAATCTTGCTGAATTTTTTGTTTTTCTAAATCTGCCATTTTTGATGCAAAGATAATATGTGATGTATATAATAATAATGACTCAAAGGTTGCGAGCTGCGCCTATGCCCTTGAATATCTCTGTCAATGCAGAAGCCATGAGTCCATTGTATGTCTCGCCATAGAAATCAGCCTCATGCTCGTTGAGCTTCATGACAGAGGCATAGTATTTAGCCGAAAACCAGTCTCTTCGGCCAATCGGCACACCGCCTGCCACTCGACCGCCCCAGGCAGGACCCACTTTTTTGGGTTTATCCAACTCCCTCTCCGCTCGATACTGCTTGTTGAGGAAGTCAAGGTCGCCATCATTGGCACGCATGACTTTTTCTCCGCCCTGCGCTTCTGTCCACTTTTTCCAGACGTGTGCAGGTCCAACTCCTGCAGCCACATAGATGCCGTATTGCAGGAAAGTATGCTCGATGGTGGTCACTGTGCCTTGCTCCAGGTGGCCCTTGATGGACGCATAGAGCGCGCCTGTATCTATTGTGCGCAAGCGCTCCATGCGCTCACGCCAATAGGTGCCCATGTTTTCCGTCCACCCCTTCTCGTATTTGAGGAGTTCGTCTATTACTTCTGCCATGCGCTCTCATCATATTGTAAGTCGGTAGGCTCGTCTGATGTCAGCATGAAGTACAGGCCTGTGCATCCGTTCATCGAGTAGCGCCCTAATTCTGTCGAATAGACCTGATTGAGATTGAGATACTCCAGCTGGTCACCGAACTTCTGATACTCCTTGTCATGCAGAAGACGACTGAGGAACTGCCGGAAGATATATCTGCAGATATTCAGTTTCTCCTCCCGGTCTGCCATGTCATCACGCTTGTATGAAGCGAGAATCCAGACCGTGAACACGTTGCGGTCGAAGAAGCCATCGCCCACAGAGTGGGTATTGGAGTCAACGGTATCAGAGACCATCACGAAGTTGGAGGCTGTGCGAAACTGCTGCAGCACTCCCTGCACGGTATCTGGTCCGCTGCATGTCGTCGCGACAAAATTATGCAGACGGCAAGTGTTGTTCTCCTCTGTCAACTGCTTGAAATATGCGATTGCATCGAACTGTTTCTCTGTCATAAGCTTTTCATTTTTTCATTGTATTCCTCAGCTTCCCGCGCCTTTTCATCCAACTCTGTCAGTGCTGCCCAGCAGTCGGTCTCAAAGACAGCCTGCTGCTTGGTGATGTCGCCATCGGTGAGTGCTCTGACCTGCGCACGTATGCCCATGGTGATATCCTCCATGGTCGGCTCTTCGCCCTCCTTCGTGTTTTTGAAGAAGTGAGGGAAATTGGCAGCAGCCACTTGCTTGAAATCTGAGTACCATAAAAATGTTCCGAGTAACTCCTCTGCGGTGAAATTCACTGAGTCATCACGCTTGCCATCCTCATCCCTGTACAGAAGATATCCTAACTGCTGAAGGAACTTGTCCTCCTTATGCATGAGGTACAGCTGATAATATTTCTCAGCGAAGAGGTAATCCTGGAATGTGATCTTGCGGATGGAAGTGACGGCTTTTAAGCCAGATATGGCCTGCAAAGGCTGAAAATTATCGAATCCATCGATAAAATCGAATTGTGAGAGCAAAGACAGGACTATCTCTGTCTCAAGATAGATCACTTTGCGCTTTGGTCTTGACTTGCCATCCACCCGGCACAGAACAGAACACTTCCATCCTGTGCGGGTATGCTTGATGATCTCAATGCCAGCCAGTCTGCAGAACAGGTATGTCTTGACCGTCAATGGCTCCTGAAATCTGGTCAGCAGGAAAAGCGTATAGCGAAGCTCATCCTGCGACAACTCACGCCATGACTTTGGCGCTGTGATGTTAAGATCGATCTGCCCGTCATGCATTGAATAGGAAGGCAGGTGCTGATTTTTTGTTTTCATAAGGCTTGAAATGATTGCTTTCATACTCTGCTGATTGCTGATAGAGTGCGAATGTCTCTGCATCTCCGTCAAGAACCATCTGAATCCTGTCAAGCGTCTGCTTCATGTCATTTGGTTTGAAACAGCTCGGATTGCTGTAGTCAACGAGATATTTGCGAATCAGACAGACCGCTTTCTGCTCCGGTTCTGTCCAAGACTCGCCTCTGCGGTATTTATCGAGGAGAGCGTCCATCTGCTCGTTAGAGAAGCGACGACGCAGGATCTCATCAGCAAGACGCATGTTCTGGCGGGCAGTATCCCAGTCTGCTGAGTTGAGCTTGGTGAGTGAGGCTTCTTGCATGTAGTCATTGTACCCCCATACAAGGCATGGGATGCAGAGCTTTGCCTGCATGGTTAATCCCCAGCCCTCGGTATTCTCAACGAGTACGAACACAACCTCTTCTTCAGCTGCCAACTTGGCCTGCTTCACCTGCTCGATGAGATTTTCCACTCTCACGGTCGAAGCTGGAGAGACCTCACCATTGCTCACAACACCGAAACCTGTAGGAGTGAGCACAAGATCAAGGTGGCGGACCACCGTAATAAATGTCTCAAGACAGACCCATCTCTTGAGTAATGGCTGAAAATCCTCGTTTTCATCGAAGAATTCAGCACCTATATCACCGAGACAAAAACGCTTGATGCGGTTATATGTAGTCGAGAAATGAGGTCTCACCAAGTTGAAGACCTCCGGATTGGATGACGTTGCCACCAAGATGGCATCGTCAAAATCCTGTTTGTTGATTTCAATCTTCATTGTTATTGCCGTTATTTTTAACTGATGATTGTTGCATGTCCTTATTCTTATCGAGTGTGGTAAGTTCTATCATCGGCACGTCGACGGTGATGCCACGCTCGCTCCATCCGTTGTAATGTAAGATGACATGGTATGGCTTGACCATGATGTCGTGACAAGGCTTCTCGAGCGACTGCTTCAGGATGAAGAGCTCGCGCTTGTCGGAACCCGAGTTGTTCATCTGGCTTTTGCCCGGTGTAGCACCCACCAAGTTGGGATGTACACCAAGAGAGAAACAGAGCGCATTGGAAGCCTCCGACATATCATCAGCCCAGTCGCCACCCTCCTTCTTGCCACTCTCGTTGAGGTTGATGATGCGCACCATGCGCTGCTCCTTGCCGTTCGGGTCGAAGTAATATCCTGTGATGAGAGCCTTGCCTGCATTCTCCGTACCGCACACGAAGTCGATGATGGACTGCTTCTCCTCATCGATGCGCTGCTTGCGCTTCTGAGGTTCGATGATACCCTCCTCGTTGCAGAGGTTCATCCAGTAGTCCTTGTGTATCTCGATCTGAATGCGAGGTGCAGAGGTGTTCTTGATCATGTAGCGCTTGCCAATGCCGATGAGCCGATAGATGTCGTACCAAGCATCATCGAACATGGCGGCATAATAAGGTATCGGATAATACTGATAACCAGGAGTAGGAATGCGCGACACGATGGCGAACTTGCAGTCATGGCCGAGCTTAGGTGTAGGATGTTTCTCGCCTGTATAGATGTCTGGTCCCTTGCCCATGCGTGCCAAGAGATCGCCCAGCGGGTCGTTGATGTCAAGCAGCGGGATGGCCTCTGCCTTGATGGGTGACATCGCCTTGCGGAAGTCGCCATAGAAGATGTGATTGATGAGACCAGTCTTCTCGTTGGGGCGCTCGAAACGGCAGTATGACACATCCTTGTGCCGCATCTGCAGTATCCTGGAGTGGTCACGTGAGAGGATGATGACGGTGACGTTCCAGAAGAAGAACTTCATGTCTGTGGCCTGCTCCATGAATATCTCATGCACGCTGTTGCGCAGACAGAAGGCACGGATCTCAGCATCATCGGTGTCCTTGCCTGTCGCACGGTCAACGAAACGGACTCCCTGGCCATAACAGCATTGCACGTTGAATGCCTGTGCCCGTTGCGCAATCATATTCATGCGAAGGAGACGCTGCAGCTCATAAGGCATGTCATTGTCATCGCCATAGTTGATATACTCATAGTCTCGCCCATTGACGGTGATAGGCGAATAGAAGGCATCACCCACCTCGCCAGATCCGAGGAAATGGGTGTCTGTGCCATACTGCTGCTCGATAGCAGCCTGGTTGGTGATAGAACCTCCAACCGCAGTGGTCGGCATGAGCATATATCGCTCACTGTCACCAAGCATTCCGACCTGCTGCATGGAATATTTCTGTTTGCTCATAGATATACTGGTAAACCTAAAAATTCATAAATAAAAACGTCGGGCAGAGTATGCACCTCGCCTGTGGCTGGATGCATGAGGCGGTGGAAGCCTCCACGCCAGCTGCCACCCGACACCAGCCATCCGTCATAATTGACGGTTCTGCCGTCGGTGGTCCATGCCCGAAGCCTGATGGTGGCATGGTCGTCCTTGGCCTTGTCCATCATCTTCAGAACCTCATTGATATGGAAAGCAGCTCTCTTCATCAGTTGAATGTGTTGTCAAATGTGTTATCGAAAATGCGGCCTGCACGGTGCATGTCCAGGACATTGTGCTGACGCTGTGAGTAAGCATAGCTGAAGGTGAAGCGGGGAATGGTATCGAGCAGGTTGTCATTGTCGCTCTTGGAGTCGGAAATGGTGACCTGCTTGCCGACGGCAGCCTCTCCACCGTAGATATTGACGATATAGACCTCATCGGAACGGAAGAGGTCGTCTGCCCAGTTGGCCATGGCTGTTGTCAGCGGTCCTGTGTCTGCCTTGAAGATGCGCTTCTCTGTGATGCGGTAGTTGATGTTCTTGCCTCCGATGACTGCTGAGTCACGGGTGTATTCAGGAGCCACCTCATGCTTGCCCGTGCAGTAGATGAGTTCCTGACACCCGAAGGAGTTGGTGAAGAGGAGTATCGGAGCGCAGTCGGGCTGTTCCTGGTCGATGATGAACGTCTGAAGGCGCTCCCCGGCCTTGACGTCAAAGTATGACAGCACCTTGTCTCTGACCGAGAACTTGGAAGGTGAGACGTCGATGGTGGTGTATTTGGCATTGCCACCCACCACCTCTGCTGTGAAGAGCTGCTTGGTGCCGTCGGTGAAGTATGCCGTGACGGAGGCTGTGTCGGTGCCGAGGTAATGCAGATATTCCAGTCTGCCCAGTGAGGTTGTCTTGGCATCCTGCAGCAGGGTGAAGAAATGCGTGTCCGTGAACTCCTGGCAGTCGATATCCGGAATATCCACGGTGGCATAGAGGACACGGAGATTGACAGTCTTCTTGTCGCTCTGCGTCACCTCATCGGTCTCTACACCTGTAGAGACTTTCTGCTCCGTGATGGTGATGACAGAGTCAACGATGAGCTGCTGTCTGGCATAAGGCCGATAGATGTCTGCGAGGTCCGACAGCTGTATCTCTCCATCGGCAGGATAGAGAAACTCATCATAGACGGTGGAATCGCCTATTCTGATAGTGACGAGCACACGGCTCATAGATGTGAGGATGTCGAGGTCACGGATGTTCTCAAGGAAACATGTGCCCGACGGAGCTGATTTGATGGTCATATTATCTTTTTTGATGCAAAGATAATATGGAGGGTATGGACATAAAAATACGGAGAGCGACGCTCACGCGCCACTCTCCGCTCATCATTCAAAGATTTTAAGTGCCACAAAAGTAGCAAAAAAAATCAAAAATAAACGATTATTATGAGAAAATCATCAAATGTCCACTATTTTTTCCCAGATAGCCCATGCTATCGTGCCATCTGGCTGCGTTGCGACCACATATTCATGCTCTCGCATATATGTGACAATGTCGGAGAAGTTGACGACCACCATGGTAGCCAAGTCTGCGGCTATCTCCTCTGTCGTCTTGAAAGACTTCTTGTATGGTCGCCCATCCTCGTCCTTGGCAGGGAGTGATGAACGGAATTTGAAATAAGCATCAAGCATTATTCTTGATTGTGAATTTTCTGTCTTTGGCATAATTATACGAAATTAATGGTTTGTAACTCTTCTGCTGCCTCATCACATTGATGACGCAGCGCCACTCTCTCTGCTGCAAGGTCGTGAATCATCATCCAGTAATAGATGCATGATGCCCAACGGCCATATTTGTCCCGCTGACGTGAGATGTGGGCCAGCTCTCGCTCCAAGCGCTGCACGATGTCTCTCTGCGTGTCTCTCACTTTGTCGCGACGGCAAAGCTTCAACTCTATCACAGCCCGCTCCTTGAGCCCCCACAGGTCAACGAAATCACGGTCAAGCTCCCAGTATCTCTCCACAAGACGCGTATGAATGCGTCTGCGTCTTGAGTCGAGAGAAGAAATATCATGCTGTTTATTCTTCCTGTTCGCCATCGTCGCCTCCTTTCTTGTTGTCTTTTGTCCAGCCTGGGTGCAGGAGTCCTTTTACTGCTTCATCATCCGTAAACACATCACGCGAATCTCTAAAGCGCTCGAAGATGTTGTGGCGCTCGATCTGTATTTTCTCATTCTCAGTAGCACAGTAGTTCTTGGCATCAGCCTTGGCTGCAGCGTATATGCGTCCTGAATTGTGACGGTCATTTTGCAGAGCGCTAATATAAATCTCGTATTTCTCTTTGGCTTCCTCATACGCTTTTCTTGCTTTATCGAGCTCTCTTTTTTCAAAATGTTCCAGTGAGAGCCACCCAGCCATGGCTTTATCGTATTTATCCTGTGCTTTGGCCATTCGCTGAGCGTATTCCAAGCGAAGGTCATTCAGTTTTTTCGTGTTGGCTGCAAGGAGCACATGAAACTTCTCTGTGATGGGGTTGTCGGTCTTCAACTCTATGTTGTCGGTCTGCGACTCTATATTTTTTGAATTATTGTCTTTCATCTTGTTCTGATTTAGATTGTTATTTATTATTCTTGAAAAGGTCGACTCCGTCCAATGCTGCAGCAAGACGGAGAAGTTCACGGATTTCCTCATTGTCGTGCAATACCAGGTTGAGGGCGTATGACAGTCTTTCTCTATTGCCTGCGACGTTGCAGGAACCTGCAGCCCTAACTACGACCTCGCCGTTCTTGACAGCTGTCCCGTCCTTGCTTTCGGCTACAGTGATAAGGATGCAGCCACGCTCCTCGTTGAGGTCGGTCCATGCGCCCAGCGCGCTGCTCATCTTCTTGATGTACTCCATGTGCTCCTCGCCTTCAGGAACCTTATTGCTGTGGTCCTCGCCTACGATACGAAATTTCTTATTGTCTTTCATCACATCACCTCCCCTCCGAAAAAGTATCCGCTGACTGCCACGATGGCCATGAGCACCACGATGCCGATCATGGACTTGACCACCTCGCCGTAGGTCACCTCCTCATCGCAGAGGATGCTGAAGGTCTCGCTCTTGGTCTGGCTGAGTCGCTTGAGCTCGCGCTTGGTTGCACACTTGAGGGTCTTGAGCCCCTCGTTCACTTGGATGCCTGCAGGCTTGGCCTGTATCGCATCCTGAATCAAAATAGAATTCTGCATATTGCATCTTCTTATAAGCATTAACAGCCGATTGTACAAAAGGGTGGCGGCTGCATTCCCCGTTGCTTATAAGAAGATGACTCATCCGGATGGATATTTCAAATCTTACGGTTCATGCAGCCGCCATATAGAGTTTTCCTTTTTCCCCAGTTGGGAAAATATTTTTCTCCAGTTAGGGAAATGAATTCCCGAGGCATAAAAAAAGCCTGCGGCTAAGAAGCCATAGGCGATAACGGTCACCCAGCCGGATTGATTACAATCTTCTTATAAGCGTTGGCAAAGATAAGGAGAATATTTGGAACTGGCAAGAAAAAAGCGGGAAATTTTCATTTCCCGCTCATTTTTTTTTCAAAAAACTGATGTTAATTCTCATTTTATTCTTCAGGCTTAGTTATTATGCCCTCTCGAATTTCATCATCACTCTTAATGTTCTTTACAAGCACATAATGCAGGACTGCCTTGCCCACACCCTCTGTTATATAATATGTCTTGTCAAGTTTCCATCCTCTCTTAGCCATATAGTTAACAGCAGCCATGACTGTATTGAACTTGATCTGTTTACCATCTTCGCCAAATAAGCTCTCGAAGGAACCACCTCCATTAGTAACAGCTCCCATATCAAGAATAACCTTAACCTTGCCGACACCCCAAAAGTTGTAAGCTTTGAGGTCGCAATAAACTGGATACTTGCCGTCCTCAGTAGGGACAACACTCTGCGCTTTAGCGCCAATGGTCATCAACGAAATGGCCATAATCATAAAAAACTTTTTCATTTTATTTCTGTTTAGCCTAAAATCCGCAAGCAATCTCAATGGCAATCTCAATTGCAGTAAAGAGCTTGAACACTATTCATCATG